GCAATGCTCAGGGCGATTCCCGGAGCTTTACGCGGTCCGAAAATTGCGGCCATTGCGACGAATGCCACGGCGGCGATAATGAAAATGGAGGATTGCATTGGATTAATGGGATTAAAGTGGAAGGCAAAGTTCAAAGCCGACAAGTGCGTTAGCGTCCGCGGCGTCAAGCAGGACAAAACGACCACGTGAGACAAGCGGCAGGCTTCCTCGCTCCTTATAGACGGGGCGAGCGGAAAATCCCGCGTTTCTAGAATAACTAACAAAGTAGAGAGTCCGCCCCTTGGCTAGCCATTCCCGCCCGTCGTTAATTGCATCGTGGATTTCAACTGGGCGAAATTCAATTCCCGCAAGCTTGGTAGTTTCTTTCGTTCTCATAGTGTGTGTGTGTGTGTGTTGAAGCGGGGTGGAACCGCTTGTGAGGGTTTAGCAGCGGAGAAATTGGCGGTAAGGTTCGCCCATTCTCACGGCGTGGTATAAATCGCCATTTCTGCTGGTTTTGGCAGGCAAGGAAAAGCTTCCCACGCCGTCAAACGGTTCAAAGACAAGGCTTGTGGCGACGTGCTGAAGACCTTCCCAGTGAGCTACGACAGTAAAAGTCGCGCCTTGTGGAGTTTTCCCTTCTGTTTTTACGTTTGTCATCGTTTCGTGTGTGTGTGTGGGTGATTATGCAAACTCGATCAGCTCAGAGACCTCGTACCAGTACTCACGCTCCGAGGATGACATGCGGACAAGCGTCTTGCAGGCAGATAAGGCTTCGTGCTCAGAGGTAAAGGTGTGAACAGTCACGCTCTCGTAGGGTGTGCAGCGTGAAACAATCCAAGCGGTTTTAGGTATGGCAGGCATGAGGTGGTAGGTAGGAGCTAAGAGCGGCGCGGCGGCCAACTGAGAAGAGACTATGTGACGGATAATGGATTGTCGACAAATAAATGACATAAAATGAGAAAAAAATCACCATGACATGCAAGCCATTGAAAATCAACACGTCCCATGTACTAGCCACGAGCCAAGCCGGAAGAGCCGACAGGCAAAGTCACGGCTCGAGCGAGGAAATAAGCCGCCAGGCCGCCAAGCTCAACGGTCTCCGGTAGCTAGTTGATGGGTTGTTGTCGGTAATTCAGGAGGGAGCAGGAAAGGACAACCCTCCCATAAAATCACCGGTGAGCCCACAAAATCCATTCACCCATGCCATAAGATAAACCCAACGCGCACGGTACATCTTAGGCTGCATGCGCTGCTATCGCGAGGGAAAGGGCTTGTCCAATCTTCGCTTCGCTACGATGTACCTTTATGTACTTGTACGATGCTTTATGGGCTTGTCCCAGCTACGCTCCGCTCCGCTGTACGATAGGGAGCATACGATGGATAGGGGCTTGTACCCGACTTCGCTCCGCTTCGTCGAAGGATAGGTGATAAGTGATCATCCTTGTCTCTCTTCCAGATGGATTATACTCAGACTTTCGGAAACGTGTCAAGCTCGGTTAGAAATAGACATGAGACAGCACCGAAAACGGGAATCTCACGAGGATCGATTCTGGCGCGATTGGCGCGATTCTGGCACTATTGCAAGGCCGGTCGATTCAAAGCGATTTTAGACTAACTGCTCTCTAACATACGACTTGGCACACGGATTCACAAACGCAACGAATAAGCAGGTGCAAGCTACATACGACAAGCTAGCCAAGCGGGTGATTCAAACGAGCGTTTAACATGGACACGGCATGACAAGCGAACGATCCAAACAAGCGTTTCAAATAGGAGATGGCTCGATACATTACCGGCGCGCTAAGGATTCACGACGATGCGGCGATGGCGATATGGCTATATGACTACGCGGTTATATTCCTGCATGGTCATAGAGTGGGGGGGGCGGGGGTCGAGCTTCTGGCGCAGTGGAAAATCCTGAGCGGTCTAGTAGCCAAACAAAAAATGCGTAAAGGGGGCCATTGTGCTTGACGCTGGATTAATTCGTGAGTAGGAGGGGGCATGACTGAGAGCGTGCTTGATCCGTGGTTGATGCTTGGGGATACGTTGGAGCGCATGAAAGAGATCCCAGATGGGAGCGTTGACATGGTAATGGCGGATTTGCCTTATGGGACGACGCAGAACAAGTGGAACTCGGTGATTCCGTTGGAGCCGCTGTGGAAAGAATATTGGAGACTCTTGAAGTCCAATGGGACTGTTGTGCTTACAGCCCAGACCATGTTCACTGCCTCGTTGATGGTTTCTAGCCCAAACGAGCACAGATACAATTTGATTTGGGAAAAGACAAAAGCCGGAGGTTTCCTGAATGCAAGAAGAATGCCTTTGCAGGCGCACGAAGACATTGTTGTGTTCTATAAGTCCCTTCCCACCTACAACCCACAAATGGAACCGGGCAAACCTTACACCAAAAAGGCCGTTTCAAATGGCGACGGGAAGAACTATGGAAAGTTTGACAGACAAGGCAAAACCGCTGTGAATAGAGGTGAGCGTTTTCCGCGCAGCATTCTAAAAATCGCCAACGACAATCATGGGTCTGTCCACCCCACCCAAAAACCCGTAGCCCTGATGGAATATCTTATACGCACCTACACCAACGAAGGGGAAACAGTTCTGGACAATACCATGGGTAGCGGAACTACTGGGGTTGCGTGCGTGAATACGGGGAGGAGATTCATCGGCATTGAGCGTGATGATGAATACATGGAGATCGCCAAAGATCGCATTAGTCTTGCAATCGAATCCAAGTTACCTATTACCGAATGTAGTTGACAACGACATAATATATGGTAGTTTTCGCGTGAGCCGATGCGTGTTGCGTTGGTGATACTTTAATATATTATGTCTAGTCCCGTATCGTACGACCTGCAGGGTCAAGGTGGAGGCATTGTGCTTTCGACTGCTGCTACCACTTATACAGGCAAGATCCGCTGGATTCAGGTTGTGAATGACGCTGTGCTGGCTACTGTGGCAAGTGCGTCTGGGAGCATCACTGGGGCAACGCGATTGACTGCCATTACGCTTCCTGCTGGCTTGGGTATTGGTGGTGACTTCAGCCAAGTGATTCTGACATCCGGCGTGGTGATCGTTTACTACGCGTAATGTCCCAGTTCGCCCAGAGTGGTAGCGCGATGGACTCTGCGATTGGCGAGACTGCTGATCGTGGATTTGTGAGCGTTAATCAAAGACTTCAACTTAACCAGCTCAAAGAGGGCGAGGTGAGAGAGTCGTTGAATGGGCGCATGGAGGGGTATTGGAAGCCACGTAAAGGAGTGGTTGAGAAGACGAGTGCGTTGACCACTGGACAGACACCGTTGCAGTTGCCATTCTACTTGATTGATTCTGCTAAGACCATCTCCAATGTAACAATCCCTATCACTGGGACTGTGCGTATTACTGTAAATTCTCACGGATTTGCTGCTGCAAGCTCTGGGTGGGCTACGATTACTGGACTAGACGCTTCGTTTAATGGAAGCTACTTGCTTACTTATGTCGATGCCAACACGCTAGACTACGCGATTGCTGGTGTTACTACTGCTCCAACTGACGTTTCCGGCACACTGTCACAGATGCCAATTAACGACAATGCCAATGCCAACGTAAGGGCTTCGTGCTTGTTTAGTGATCCGAATACGAGCAACAAGGAATACGTAATTGTGGCAATGGACACGGTTGCTAAGAAGATTGACTTGGCTACGTTTTCCGTCACTGACATTCCGTATCCATCCGGGCAATCGCTTGGTGGCGACACTGAGATGATCCAAGTGTTCGACAAGGTGATGCTGTTCCGTGATGGGCAACAAGCATTTGAGTGGTATCCAAATGGACGGCCGATTCTATCTGCAAGTTCCGATGGAACAGTTAGTCCAGATACGGTTGTTACCGTAAACCTACGCGAACACGGATTAGTAGATGACACTTTAATTACAATCGCTGGCCTTACTGGTGGGACTCCTCCAAATGGGACGTATGCGGTTGATACAGTAGTTGACCAAGACACATTTACATTTAGGGCTGCATCAATATCAACCGGCACGACATTTGTTGCTACTGCTGCAACTGCTACTGACGGGTTCACGTTATCTCCGGGCGGAGCTTACACCCAGCCACAAACATTTAACATCACGGAAAGAGATGTGGATGTGGTGAGTGGTTTAGTAACTGCAACGGTAGCTGGTAATGTCACAGTTAAGGCTGGAGACATTATTATTGTTCGCCAAGCAACAACTCCTGATTTTGCCGAAATGGTCGGCAAAGAATACCAAGTTGTAACTGCGACAACTACCTCAATTAAGTGGTATGCTCCAGTGGGTAATTACAACACTAACACTACATCTGATACGTTTGAGTTCGGCGGAAGATTCAGCGTAGGTGGTGGATTCATGCACCAGCCGGGTGCGCCTTGGGGTATCCATTTCCAACGACGCCTGTGGGTTCCGTATTACTACGATCAGTCTGGGGCTTACGACGATGTAACATACGCCAGTCGAAAGATTACTGATGAGATTGCCGTATCGGACATTCTTGATACGACGACATTCGATCAAATTGAGAACCAGTTCCGCATTAGTGGTGGAACAGCCGACTTTGTTGTTGGGATGCACGGTTTCTATGACGATGGACTTGTTGTCCTAAATAGAAACAGTCTTCATTTAGTGAAAGGGACCCAGGGGAGCCTTCTGGACGTTACCGTTAAGGAACTCACCTCCGAAGTTGGGTGTTTAGCGCGCAAATCTGTTGTCATGCGTGGCAATATGATGATGTTCCTGTCAGACGATGGTGTGTATTCCATTGAATTCCTTAATGATTACAACCTTCGTGGTTCTGAAGAGCCTCTTTCTAGGGACATTCAGCCATACATCGACCGGATCAACAAGAATTACGCGGAAGATGCGGTAGGAATCCTGTTTGACAACCGATACTACCTTGCTGTTGCCCTAGATTCTGCCGTTGGAGCCAATGATGCAGTTGGAAACAACTCAATTTTGGTGTATAACTTTAAGAATAGTGGTTGGGAGTCGCTTGATACCTATGGTGATTCGCGATTCCTGATTAAAAACTTCATTACTGGTGGTGCCGGTATTAGAAACGAGCTTTATGCCGTGACTGGCAATGGCGGCTTGCATCAAATTGATGCTGTTGATAGCTCAGTTGATCGACTTAACGTGTCAAACGTGGGGGGATCACTTGTAACGCCAACAATCAACTCGTCGCTTACGACTCGGGGGTATGATTTAGGCAGTATGGAACGCAAAAGATTTACTGACGCTCAAATCATCATGCAAAACCTTGCTGGTGACTCTGGAGAGTATCTTATTTCCTTCGCTGCTGAAGATCCAGATAACGCATCCGAGATTGGAACGACTACCCAGTTCCTTGGTGGAGAAGTTCTTGCTCCAAGCACTCCGAATGAAGCTGAGACGGCAAGTATTAGGTGCAGGCTGGCTGGAATCCGTGGTTACACGGGAACTATGATCTTGACAAGAACTATCGGATCACCCAAGATCAATTCAGTAAAAGTTGCTGGGTCAGTGACGAATAGACAAATCATTTCACAGAAATAAAGTATGGGCGCAGTCAATACAACTTACACTTTCGCAGCTACTGACACAATCACTAGCGCGAAGATGAATAATATCATTGATCAAACGACAATGACGACTGATGCTATCTTCGGGACTACACTTGAAGTCGTATTGCCATCCGGCCAGTTGAAGGTGCGCACACAAGGAATTACGTCGAGTGAGATGGCAGCAGATTCTGTCCTAGCAATTTCGATCAAAGATGCAAATGTCACCACTGCCAAGATTGCAGATTTGAACGTGACGACTGGAAAGATTGCTGACTCCAATGTGACACCATCAAAGTTAAGTCAACCATTAACTTTGGAAACGGCAAAAACAACAACAAGTGGAACCACTGTTGACTTTACAGGAATCCCCTCTTGGGTTAAAAGGATTTCACTTGTTATATCTGGTTTTAGCACAAACGGGGGATCAATTCCAATCGTCCAACTTGGAGATTCGTCTGGATTTAGTGTATCCGGGTATTTAAGTTATCACGGGTCATTTAGATCAGCCTCCACAATAAGTGGGTTTTCATCAACTGGATTTGGATTGGGTGGAACTAGTGCTAATGACATTAGGTATCTGGTTATAACGTTTGTCAAAATATCAGGAAACCAATGGGTTGCTTCTCATTCTGGCGGATTATTTAACGGGTCTGATAATTTCGTTTTATCTGGTGGTGGAAACGTAACTTTATCTGGCACATTAGACAGAATAAGACTTACGACCACAAACGGAACAGATGTATTTGACGGTGGCTCCGTTAACATCGTTTACGAATAAAAATGAACAAGCACTTAGGAGACACAATAAAAATATATGGAGAGGAATTTCACAAACTTTTGTATTGGCACTTATGCTTTGGTGTTGTTGTTTCTGACGCTGAATGCTTTGCCTTATGCTTCTACTCGCAAGAGGAAACGCCGGATCAAGCCTGTAAAGTTCACCATTCCAACACACTTTTTGTCACCATGTGCGTTGGTGACATGCGGAAGTCTCTTGGAAAGTTCAGCGATAACTTTGAATACATCGCATTCCAGCGTGAATTTAAGAATTCACCTAGAGTGAGGGTGTATAACATGCAACAATTTTACTCAAAACTCAAATAATATAAGAATATGGGAAGTAAGCCTAAAAAAGTAAAAGTGCCAAAGGCAGATTATGGTGCGGATATTGGAAAATTCGTATCAGCTTATGGTGGTGCGCTTCCGCAGGTTCTTGGATTTGAGAAGCAATTTCGTCCAGAATTCCAAGGGCTGAACCTTGGAGACATCTCTAGCTTTTTAGGTGGCGTTGGTGGTCAGGAAGGCTTGTTTGGGCTTAGCCGAATGGCGTCGCAAGAAGCGGGGCAACAACTGGGAGCAGCGCGTGAAGGCGAACTAGGCCAAATGGCTGGTCAAGCACCGCTTACCCGTGGTGTTATGGAGGGTCTTTCGCCAGAACAAGCCGCAGTTGTCCAAGGATTTGCTACTGAGGCAGAACGCGCTAGGGCGGCTGCTCAGGGAGTTAGTCCACAAGAACGCCGGGGTTATGAACAGCAAGCGCGTGAAGGGTTTCAAGCATCTGGACGGCTTGGAGGCAACCTTGGCATTGTCAGCGAAGCGATGGGGCGTGAGGACGTTATGGCTCGTAAACGCGCTGAAGCTGCTCAAGCTGCCAATCAGTCGTATAACGCCGCTCAAGGCTTTTACACCCAACCGGGCCTTGCTCTGCTAAGTCAGCAACCGCTCTCGTATCAATCTGGGCAACAAATGCTCGGTATGGGCATGGGTCAAATCGGTCGCGGGACTCCGGGCTTGATTAACCCAGACACGGGACTTAACCTTGGTGCAGCCGAAAGGCAAAATCAACTTCAGGCTCAAGCAGCTAACGCGCAAGCACAAGCATCATACTCGTCTGGATTGTTCGGCGGAATTGGATCTGCTATTGGCGGGCTTGCCGGAGGAATTGGAGCGGCGGGTGGAATGAGTGGTTTTGCGGCTGCGGCTCCGCTTATGTTTTCTGATCGCAGGCTTAAAACTGATATTGAAAAAGTCGGGGAAACTAATGCTGGCCTTCCAATTTATACCTATAAATACAAAGGTGACAACAAAACGCAAATGGGAGTAATGGCTCAAGATGTTGAAAAGAAAACGCCAAAGGCTGTTAAAGAAGTCGGCGGCTTCAAGGCTGTAAATTACGCACTCGTTAAATAATATGGCACTATTAGGATCATCCGTTGACCCGCGCCTGTTTGTTCAGGACTACTCAGGCTTTACCCGCGCTGCCGACATTCAAGGTCAGAGCATGGCAAATATCGGAGCAAATGTTGGGTCGGTAATCAAGGGTTTGGGCGAAGATTATAAAGACAAAAAGCAACTAGAAGCAGGCATCAAGGCAACTGTTACTGGCATCGAGAGCGCAATTAAGATGGGCAAAAGCCTTGGCATTGACGTTGAATCAAGCCTGACCCCTTATTTGGAAAAGATTAATGATCCAAACGTATCTCCTGTTGAAGCTGCCGCTTATGCTCAACAAGCATCGAACTCCATTAGTAATGTTCTGAATTTCGGAATGAAAGCTAATAAGATAGGTATTGAGAAGGAACGATACAAACAAGCTGCATTGATGAAGCAAGCTGAAATGCAAAGCTCCAAGTGGCAATCTTACGACAAAGAAATTGTAATTGATGGACAGAAAGTCAAGATTACTGGATCGCTAGATCAGTTCGGACAATTCAAAGATATCAACAACAATGTTTATTCAAGTGTTGCAGATGCGTTTGCTCCAGTAGGACAAACTGAAACACCACTTGCAGATGGAGCATATCCAGATGGGGTGCCAACTAATGGAACACCAATGGACGGGCCCGGCGTATTGCCACTAGACAAACAAAACAAAGTTCCAGAACCTCCGATCAACTTTGATTTTAATCAGTCCCCAAGCGTTCCAGGCGATACTAAAGTTGCCCCGGAAGTGGTGGCAAACATCGAAGCCGCTGGTGGAGTTTCAGTCGCCAAACCACCTGCATTAAATCTTCCTCCCGGAGCTTCTGTTGTGACGGATGAACAGAAAGGTGAAGTTGTAACACAAGAAGAAGCTAATAGGCGGACGGCATCTGGTCTTTCTGTCACGGCGACTCCAGTTGGTCAAGGAATGGTTCGGATTACTTCTCAAACTGGTTCTCCAAAACCATCACCTGTGATAGAATCCCCTGAATCAAAGTTGCAAACGCAACGACTGCTTAAACTTGATGAGTCTCTTGGATCACTAAGAGAAGCCGGGACAACCGCTTCACTTGACATTCAGCCACTAAAAGAAATCACAAATCTTTTGGATACAAATGTCAAAACTGGATTTGGCCGAGAAACGTTAACGAATGCAAAGAAGATTCTTGGACAAGACGTGTCAAATGAGGAGCAATTTCAAGCAATGGTTGGAGCAGAAGCCATGAAAAACATTGCTCTTACTAAAGGCGCGATTAGTGACAGGGAGATGGATTATTTCAAAACTGTATTGTCTCCAAATCAAGGAAAATCAACAGAAGGTAACAAGAAAATTATTGAATTCCGCATTAAATACGCAGAACGAGCAAATAAGATTTCTAAGACTATTTCCGATTTGCAGGCACAAGAAAAAAATCCTTTCGAGATCAAAAAAGCCGTCGATGAAATCATATCTTCTGAATCTCTCCTTGATAATGCAAGTCCTGAAAAAACTGAGATTAATCAAGCGGCTGAAGACGCAACATTTTTGGGGGGATACTAATAGATAAGTGCATGTCTGAAGAAGAAAACAAGGCGGTAAAAGCTGCGGAGATCATCAAGAGGAACAATGAGTTTCTATCTTTAAAATTTGGAGATGCAGGTGCTAGGCCGATTTCTTCTATTGGAGACATGATTAGTCTTGGGTTGGCATCTGACGAAAAAACGCTGACCCCTGAAGGTCGTCGATATAAAGCTCTTGTTGACAATCAATTCATCAATAAAGATGGAACTATGGCAACAAAAGGTGAAGCGTTTATCACGCCAACTGAGGACATCCTGCCCACGTCAAAGATCGTAAATTTGACTAGCACGCTAGATCCGAATGATCCAGAAATCCTGAAGAGTTTTGAACTATGGAAAATCAAGGATGACAATAAGCTGAATGCAAAAACTGAAGATGAAGGCAATGCTATTCTTGATATTTTCAAAGCTGTTGGTGGGATGGCTAAGGCTATTGGAGTTACATCCGCTTTGCCTCAATACACTCCAGAACAAAGGAAAATCATAAAAGAGGGTAGCTTAATGGAAGCCCTCGGTGAGGTTGTGAGTCCAAAAGAAGGATACACAGGTGAGCAACGTGCTGCCGTTCTCGCAAAAGCTGCTGAAGGTGCCGCCGAAACGGCCGTCACTTCATCTGGAAAACTCGGTGCATTTATTGATCAGAACATCATCAATCCTGCAAGAAAACTTGCTGGAGCTACCGACGATCAAATAAAAGTAGATGATCAGTGGTCAAAGTTTCAAGTTGCTACTAGAGGAGCTGCTGCTGATGAAACTACGGCGGAAAATCTCATAGACGCCATTTCTGGAGCTGATGAAGGAGCCAAACTTTTTGCGACAGCCAAGAATGATTTCGTTAACCAACTAGGAGAGGTAAAAGGCAATACTGAGTTCACGAATGTGATGAACGGTGCTTATTCTGCTGGTGGTATGCTTGGCGATCCAGTTGGATTAGCTCTCACTGGTGGAACTGGCGCGTTCATTAAATTGGTGAACTTGGGGAAAGCTACAAAAGTCGCACGCGCAGCTAAGACAGCAGAGACGGCTGGAATGCAGCTTACGAAACTTGATGAAGCGGCGGCTATTACAGGCAAGACCATTGAAGAAGCAACTTCAAGTGTTGCTGCTGTCCAGAAAAGAATGGATGATGCCTTGTTGGTTGGAAATACTCAAGAGGCGATGGCTGCAAAGTCGCAGCTTGATGATCTTTCAAGAACGATCAAGACATCTCAAGATCGGATGACTCTTTTCAATAATGGTATCAAGGTGAATCAAGAGGTGCTTCAGAAAGCCTCGTCGAAAATTGATGACATCAATGCACCAAGCATGATGGCACGCGAAGCTGGAAGCGCGACAGTTAAGAAACTAGGAGATGCCGCTGATACTTTAGGGAACGGGTTTCTTTGGACCAACAAGAAATTAAAAGCCATTGAAGAAGGTCTTGGTGTTGGAAAATTGCCGTATCTACTTCATGCTGCGAACATATTGAGTCTTGGAACAGGATTTAAAATATACAGTGGAATTAGACTCGGGAGTTTTGTAGCAGCACCATTGCTCAAGAAGACTGCTGGATTCGCAAACGTGGTTGGTGATGAAATGCTCCAGCTTACAAATAGCTCTCCATTCTGGAGACGGGTTGCTGCGAATGAAGGTGCTGGCCGTATGACGCAAGCATTTGGTGGACTCATGGATTACACTACGCCAATTACCCGTGGTGTTGCTGGAGCTGTGAAAGGAACCGCCCAAGCATTACCTGCGATGACCTTGTATGAGGCAATCAACTCGCAAGGGCTAGACGAGAACGCAATGAAGCGGGCGGGGGCTGGTGCAATTGTTTTCGGTCCATTTGCAAGAGCAATAGGAAGTCAAAACAATCATAAGCAAGTCCTAAGTAACGAGTTTTACAACTTTAGAAAAAAGGTAAAGGAAGCCAGTCCTGAAGGATTCCAGCAGTTTGAATCTGTTCCATTTCGAGATGTTAAGCAATTCGCCGCGTCAGTTGATGCAGCTTATCCTGGAGTCTTTGATTCTTGGCAGTTCGTCAAGGATGGAAACAGCAAGTTTGATCCTGTGAATAAGACTGCAACGATCAATTACAATGATCGAGCAAGTATTGTGAAGGCTACTGCCGCACACGAAGCTCTTCATGGAATCCAATTCAAGAACCAAAGCGACTTGTCAGTTCAGCAGTTGATGCTTGGCAACGAGACAAAAGGCGGATTAGTAAGGAGTGTTGATGGCAAATTTGATCCTGAATTCAAACAATTCTGGGATGAATACAATTCAAGACTAGACTCTCAAGGATTGCCACGTATTGATGTTAATGATGCAGCACTTGAATACTTCACCGATAACGGGGCTCAGACGCTATTTGAAGACGTTGGAGCCCGGAAGCTGTATAAGGCAGCAAGCAAGACTCCACTTAGACGCAGTATTGAAAATGCGTTCAAAGCCACGATGGCGGCAACTCCAATCGTTAAGAATCTTCACTTCAAGCTCGGGGGAGCAACAGATGGAGCTGGTCGTATGGTAATGGGGTCTGGGTTGCTTGCGAATGGTATGCGTGAGCTTCCAGAGGTTAAGGCAATGATCCGCAACATGTATCGCGAATCGGCTGGCATGCCAAAGCAGGCTCCAAAGCATCCGGTTATTAAGGATGAACCATCTTCAAATCCGAAGCATTACAAAGGAGGCGAGGAAATCAAAAAGGCGAATGAGGAGACTGTTCGTGGTGGTAATCCGCTTCCAGAAAATGTTCTAAACCCAGATTCAAATGGAAATGGATCTGGATTCTTGACAGATACCGCAATCAAGAGACTGGAGGAAAGTGGAGCTATTGCAGATGGTGACTATTCAGAAATAGTAGCGATTCAAGCCAGCATGGGAACACCTGTGTCGTATGTGATTGCAAACAAGCCTCAAAAACCGGGACGCTCTCCTATTAATGATGATGGGATTACAGTAAATAACATTGTTCCAATTTCATTTGAGACTAAAAGCGGAAGGCTCTATCTCGTTGGGATGGATATGATCCAACTTAAGAAGAACATCGCAAAAGCTGTTAAGAGCGACATCGCCAAGAAGTTGAAGATGAATCATGCTGAAATCTTGAATGACATCGATAATGTTGCTCAACTTCACGCGAAGAACCAAGCCACTGACGCATATTTTCAAGAGAAAGATCCGAAGAACTGGGAGCGCAGGAAGAACTTCATCAACTCAGTTCAAGGTTTGCTTACTGAGTCGCAGTTAGGAACAAATCCAATGTTCAGCAAGAGGAATCTTGACAAGACATCCGGTATTTATCGGACATTCGCGTGGGATCGTCTAGGTGACAAGATCCAATGGACTGGTGAGATCGCCGTTCCTTATGGACCAAACTCGTATTACAACTTGCGAGACAACCTGATGCCTCAACCATCACGGATGAATCGCAATGGAGAGCTGGTTATTGAGATGCCACCAATCTCTAAAGGTAAAAAACCAGCGAATTCAATTTCACCCTTGATTTATGGAGCTTCATCGCGTCAAATGCAGCGGGAAGAGAAATAAACCATGAGTGATGATCCAAACGAAAAGCTAAAAGCGGAATACGTTGACGAACGGGAGGACAAGTCTGCTTGGTTTCTCGAGGTCAAAGAGCGTGCAAAGCATTCTCCGGGCAACTGTGTCGAACACTACGCCCCAAACAAGGCCGCAATGGCCCTGTGGCTGGCCGCACAAGGCGCGAGGATAACCGATATCCAGAAGAAGACAGGACTCGGCAGAGAGACGATCAGGGGCCTGCAATGGCGTCACACCGATACGCTGGAGACAAAGCGCAAAGAGTTCTCAATGAGATACGCAATCGCGGCTCAAGATTACACAGATTTGCTATTCGAGCGTTCCCAACAACTGTTTGATAATCCAGAAGAGCTTGCCAAGATTAGCCCTGACAAGCTCGCTGTAACGGTGGGCATCCTAACCGACAAAGCAGCGCAACTTACTGGCATGGCTACTACCGTGGTTGAGCACCGAAAAGGAGCTAGTCTGGATGATGCGGCGAAAATGATCTTTGATGCAAAAGCTCGTATTGCCAGCAAGATCAAGAGTGACGCCATTGATGTTGAAATCATTAATGAATAAGTAAGATGAACTTAAAAACGATAGACAAGAGAATTAAAGACCTTATGATTTTAACAGGTCAAGAGGAGGAGATAATGCTTTATCGGTGGACAGGTAATGACATCGAATGCAAATGGAAACTCCATATTGGAAATCCATCTCAATGCGTTTGTTTGGGTGAAGTTGATGGGATATTGGTATTTGAGGGCGATTCAATCAAGAACGTATTGGGCCAAGCTGAGGCGCATTTTCGGCAAAGCAAATAACTAATGACCAAAGAGGATGCAATTAAAGAAAACATTATCAAATGATGATTTGGCGTAAACACGCGATTCTTACTCCTCCAACTGATGAGGAAATGGTTGCGATGGCTCCAGATGAGCTTATTGACCTACATTCTATTTACCATGAGGCTATCGAGAATGCAGAGAAAGATCCTTATCATTATGGTTTCCGTCTTCCTCATTGGAGCAAAGCTGAAGAGCAACTGAAAGAAGTTAATGAAATCCTTGCGCTAGGTGGGAATCGCAGCGGAAAGACGCAGTGGGGAGCATTCTCAGTAGTCCGTGCTGCTATCGAAAACCCAAAGTCTGAAATCTTTTGTTTCGCGCAGACATCTGAGGTGAGCATCCGTCAGCAACAAAGTGCCGTTTGGGACTGGCTTCCCGAGAACCTGAAGACAAAGCAAACGAGCGCAAATACCTATATCTCTTACAAGAAGAAGACTGGATTTACCGACTCTTCATTGATTCTTCCGAATGGGTCACAAATCATTTTCAAGACGTACTCTCAGTATCAGAACAACCCCACTATCCTTGAAGGTGCGGAGCTTGGATCTAGGAATCCAGTGTGGCATAACGTAGGAGTTTGGTTGGATGAATACCTTTTAGGACCAGAGTTAATCAATACGCTTCGGTTCCGTCTTGCGACGAGAAATGCAAAGATGCTCGTTACGTTCACCCCTATTGATGGCTGGACAGAGGTGATTAAGGAGTATCTTGACGGTGCAACAACGATTGAATCGCGAGCCGCGGAGTTGCTTAACGGGGAGCTGGTCCCATACGTTCAGAAGTCCAAGAAGCTAAATGCTTCAGTGCATTACTTCCACTCTCAAGACAATGCTTTTGGTGGATACGAGCGGATCAAGGAAACTCTCTCAGGGCGAACGAGGGAAGAAATCCTCATTCGTGCTTATGGAGTCCCGATGAAGTCCCATGCGACTCGATTTCCTAAATTCAATAAGGTTGTCAACGTCGTCCCTCCAGACAAGATCCCAACTAATAACATTACCCGTTATCATGTGATTGACCCGGCTGGCGCAAAGAACTGGTTTATGTGCTGGATTGCCGTTGATGAGACTGGAACATTCTGGGTTTACCGTGAATGGCCAGGAGTTGACGTTGGCGACTGGGCGGAATGGAAAGGTGGCAAGTGGGTTCCGGGGCCTGGATCTAAAGGTCAAGGCTTTGGAATTCGTGACTACATCGACACAATTCAAGAGATGGAGGGCGAGGAAGAGATATTTGAACGCCTTATTGACCCTCGACTCGGCGCCGCGAAATACCAAGTTCAAGATGGATCTTCCTCGATCATTGAGGATTTGAACGAATCTGGAATGGTTTGCATTCCTGCACCTGGACTTGATATTGACGATGGACTTCAAGCACTCATTGGCAAGATGTCTTGGGATAGCAGCAAGCCGCTGGATTCAGTGAATCGCCCTAGATTCTACGTTAGCTCGGATTGCGAGAACATCATTCAAGCATTGTCTGAATACACTGGCGAAGGTGGACTCAAGGAGGCTTGGAAAGACCCTATTGATGTCTGTCGTTATGCCGCTATCGCCAATCTCGATCACGTTGACAATAGCCAGTCATTTGTTACAACTCACGGGTCCGGTGGATACTGATTATGAAAAAACAAGCAAAGAAAGCAACGAAACGGGGGCGTCCTGCAAAAAAGACGCTCATTATTGACGAATCTCCATGCAGTATCGACAGCCTAGTCAATCAACAAATTGAAGATGACTTTCTAGTGATGCGGATTTGCAACAACCCAAGCTGGGTGATTGTTCGCATGGATGGACTGGCCGTTCCTGTTAAATGTCCTGTCCGAGCTTCAAACAAACTAGTTGGCAAACGAATCAAAGTGTGCCTAGTATCTGCCGACCCTGAAGATTATTACGAATACGCATTATGATTGAATCGCAAGAATTGGAAGATGAAGCTCTTATCTACGCAGATAAGGAGCCTGATATTGGCGCGTTGACTGATGCGTATGACACTTGTTTGATTGACTTAGACTACTATTTCGAGTCTTGCTTGAGGTCTTATAATGATCGACGGAACATTTGGGACGGAAAATCCGATGATTTACGCAAGAATGGCGCAAATGCCTTTCCATGGCAGGGTGCATCTGATCAAGAGGTGAACGTCGTTGGTGAACGGATTGACATGTATGTGTCTCTGTTTGACCAAGCACTTCAACGTAGTCACATCAAGGCGTTCCCAACGTCTATGGCTTCAATGCCGCGAGCTTCTATTGTGTCGTCGTTCCTTAAATGGATGCGCTCGACGTATATTCCTGACTTCAAGAATCAAATGGAGTTGGGAGCGAACTATTTGCTAGAGAAGGGGATTATGGTTTCCTATGTCGGTTGGAAGCGAGAAAAAAGGACATATTTGCAACAAGTAACCATCGAACAGATTGCCCAACAATCCCCTGATCTAGCGAACCTTATTATTGATGGAAATGACGACGAGACTTTGTTTGGCATGATCAAGCAAGCATTCCCCGACTTGTCGAACAAGCGGTCGAAGAAAGCAATCATGGACATGCGGAAGAAAGGTGTCGCCGACATTCCACTTCCTCGACAAACCGTTGATTGCCCAATCGTATATTCGTGTGCGCCAGACGGGGAAGTTGTATTCCCTCCGTATGTTTCCGATCCTCAACGCGCCCCATACATCTTCTGGCGGACGTTCTTGACGGCTCAGGAGCTTGAGAAGAAGGCCACAAACGAAGGATGGGACCGCAAGTGGGTTGATCACGCAATCTCCAATCTTCGCGGTAAAGACTCCATGTATCTTGATGGAGAAAAAGTTAAGACTGTCACTCGACTCCCAATTACGGACGATAATGACTTGGTGATGGTCGTTTATGGATACCAGCGTTTGATTGATGAAGAAGACGGTTCTGAAGGCATTTATTGCACGGTATTCCATCCACAAGCAGAAGGCTACGCAAAGCATGAGCTTCTTAATGGATACGATGACTATCCATTCGTTGTGACTCGTTTGGCGAATGATCAAAAGCGCATGTATGAGGTCCAGACGTTCTCTGACGTTCTCCGTGGCGCACAGATGCAAATCAAGACTGAACGTGATAGCCGGATTGACCGAGCATCGTTGGCTACGCTACCTCCATTGATGCACCCTGCTGGTCGTCCTCCATCCGATTGGGGGCCAGGTCGCCGTGTTCCATATCGTCGTCTTGGTGAAATTGCTTGGGGGCCAGTCCCTCCAATGGATCAAGGTTCGGTGGAAGCTGAGATGTCAATGCGAGCACAGGCTGATCGTGCTATTGGACTGGATCTGACCAATCCGCTTACTACTGCTCGTCAACAGTTCTACATTGGCAAGTTCTTGGATCATGTTCGCGACGTTCTAAACATGGCTTGGAAACTGTATCAACGCATGGGACCAGATGAGGTGTTCTTCCAAGTCACTGGGAATCCAAATCCGCAAGTTATGCAGAAGGGCAGTCCTGACGAGAACTTCAGCATTACTGTTTCGTTTGACTCATTGACGACCGATCCAGAAACTGCGGAAACCCAATTGAAGAACATGGTGTCGCTTGTCCAGCTTGATCGTAACGGCATTCTCGATGTCAACAAGCTCCTTGAATTTACTGCTTCGAGCATTAACCCGATCTTTGCGGACTATGTGCTGCAACCAGTCGAGGAAGCTCAACAGAAGGTGGCTAAGAACGTCACTGACGACCTTGCGAAGATCTTTGCTGGTATCGAGGTCCCGGCTCAACCCAATGGCGCACAGATTGCCATACAGATGGTTCAAGCCTACGTTCAGCAGCCTGACGTCGCTCAACGCGCTCAGTCTGATGAGGCGTTTGGAGCGCGTCTTCAGAAATATATGGGGCAGTATCAATTCCAGCTGCAACAAGCCCAGAACGCCGAGGTTGGCCGTATTGGGACTAATCCAGCTCAAATGGGCGGTGTTACAACCCAAGGAATGCAACAATGAGCGAGAAGCGATTCAAAAAGGTCGTAATCAACCCAGAAACAGGTCGTAAAAAGACCGTGAAGTATGGACAGAAAGGTGCTACTATTTCACCCGGCTCGGCCAAGGGCGATTCCTATTGCGCTCGCAGTGCCAAGATCAAGGGCGACTGGAAGTCTGATCCAAACTCGCCAAACAACCTATCGAGGCGCAAATGGAAGTGCAGCGGAAGCAAATCAATGAAATAATCTCATGAAAAGCAAAGCAAATGGCTGCGGCCACAAGGAAGAAAAAGAATACGGCAAAGGTAAAAAAGGCAAAGGCTACGTCGAGATTGAAATCAAAATGAGTCGTGCGCCGAAGAAGAAAGCCAAACGCAAGTAGTCTATGAAAAAGCCTAGAACAAAAGCAGCTAAACAGGCTAAAGTGGCGAAAGTCATGG